CGCCGCCCGCCGCCGCGCTGCCGCCCTGCTGGACCTCTTTGACCTCGATGAGCGACTGCTTGCCCGGCTGTTCGTTCTCGTAGCGAGGCACAACGGAGAGTGCCTTCTGCGTCTGCGGGCCGACGACGCCGTCCGCCTCGATCCTGTGCGCTTTCTGGAAGGCGATGACCGCCTTCTTCGTGGACAGGCCGAAGTCGCCGTCGACCTTGACGGTGTAGCCCGCCCGCAGGAGCACGGCCTGCAACTCCCGCACCGCAGCGCCCTTCGAGCCCATGCGCAGCATCCCGGTGGCCTTGGAAACCGTCGGCGCGCCGGACAGCCGCTGGTAGGCCCGGCTCATCGCCTTGTCGTAGCCGTTCTTGACGCCAGCTGGACCGTTGTAGCCGCGCGCGAAGGCGCGGAAGTCATGGCGCTGGAGTTCGTCGACAAGGCCGAACTTCTCGATGTAGCGCGCCATCACCTCGATCTGGCCCGCCGCATCCCGGCGCACCGTCTCCAGCATTTCCTTCGGCGACTTGAAGCCGAGCGCCTTCCAGTGCGCGCCCATGACCTGCCCGAGACCCCAACTCGTGCTCTCGAACGCCGCCGTGGCGTCGATCTTCATCGCCGGCAGCAGCAGCTTGTTCCACCGCGCCGCCTGGCTGGAGGGGTTCTTGACGCCTCCGGCCTTCGGCGAGGCCAGCCCCGCCTTCACCGCGGCGTCGCGCTTGCCGTTGACGAGGCGGGCATAGAAGTAGTGCCCCTCCCACCGGATCAACGGCTCCTGGCGGCCGTTGACCATCACAAAGACCTTGCCGCCGCTTTCGACCTCGGCGACGGCGAGCAGGATCTTCTCTTCGACTTTCAGGCGCGCGGCGATGGCCGCGACCGCCGCGACGGTCTCGTTGTCAAACATGATGATTGTCCTTCGATGATGGCCAGTCGTCAGGCCGGTTCCGGTCTATACGATGCCGGCAGTATTGCTTCCGCTGTACAGACCTGCTTAGCTGGTGCGCTGCTCTAGACCCCGATACCCGGCAGCAAGGCTCGGTCGCGGTCTTTGCTTGCCGCGAAAGGCTGCGGCCGGGCTTTCTCTTCGGTTGCAGATCGCATCACTGATGCGAAATGATGCTGCTGTCCGGTATCGTCGGCACCGGCGCTGTCGATGGTTGCGTCGCGCCGGACGTCTCCGATGTCCCGTTTCCGCTCGATGATGTTTTGCCGCTGCCAGATGATCCGCCTGCCGCCTGCAGCTTCGCCTCGATCTGCGTGGTGTAGCCGCCCTTGTCGATCTTGTGCGTTGCCGTCTCGATGATGAAGGCGATCCCGTCGATGCCAGGCCGAACGCCAGAGAAGGTGAAGGGCGCTCCCGCCCGGATCGTCGGATCGCCGAAGACGGTCACGGATGCGCGGATCGTCTGCGATTTGAGGTGCTTCGCCTTGGCCGTCGCTGCCTTCTTCGCCTCGCCTTCGTCTGCAAAAGGTGCGGGGAGCGTGTAGTCGGCCGTGCCTTCGGCGTCGCTCTCGACTTCGATCTCGACCTGTTTCGCTTCCTTGCGATCCTGAATACGCGCCTTCACCTTCTTGTATTTTTGCCGGTTGGCGAAGGTGATGCGGCAGGTGCCGTGGACGATGATGTCCGGAGTGGCGACAACGGCCGTCAACCCTGCGCCGCTCGCCGCCTGTCCCGATCCCTTCTTCACGAAGACGAGCTTGCCGTCCTTGATCGAGAACAGGGCGTCATGTCGGCGCGCCAGGCGCTCGACGACGTGCAGGTCGCTTTCGTCCTGCTGGCCGAACCATTCGTATTCATAGGCGCCGACCTCGTCGTCGACCACCGGAGCGAGGCCGTTCTCGCCGGCGATCTGCGAAACGATGTCCTTGACCGTCTTCTTGTCCCAGTGACGTGCCCGGTGCTGCTTCGCCTGGTCGCGGACATTGGCGCCCTTGCCCTTCACGGTTAGGCCGTAGGGCAGGCAGCGAACCTCCGGATCATCACAAACGTATGAGCCAAAGAAGGCAACGCCGGTTTCGAGATAACCGAGCGATGCCTCAATGACATCGCCCTTCTGCGGTATCGCCGCGAAGGGGTTGCCGTCGTTCAAATCGCACGAAACCGTGTCACTGGTGACGCCCTCCTTGTCGACGATCGTCACCGAGATCAGCCGCTCGTTGAACAGCGATGCTACAGGTTTCCCGTTGACTTTTATTTCAGCGCAAGGTGTTTTCATCTTGGGGCTACTTTAGGTGGAGGGAGAAATGACCAAGATTAAAAATACAATCGCGCTCGCGGTGTTGCTCGCTACGGTCAACGCCGCATCAGCAGACTCCATCACCGCAAAAGAAATCGCGGCGGGCATTTCCACGAGCAAGACCGAACTCGATCAGGAAGCATGGTGGGACGCAAACATGGCCGGCAAACTCCACGACATCACGGGAAAGGTGGATAACGTCGAGAAGGGCACTTTCTCAGGCTATTGGGTGACCCTGGACATTGGCCGAGGCATCATGGTCCGGTGCGGCATGAGCAGCAGGTGGAACGGCTATGTTCAGAAAATCAAAAAGGGCCAAAAGTATACGTGTAAGGGCTATGTTTCCGGCACTTGGACAAGCGCCTTTGGCGTCGCATTCTCAGTCGACGCCGGCTAATCCCATAGACTGACGACCGGCACGACCTCGCTCGCCTTCACCAGAACGGGTAGCGCGACTGCCGTGCCGAGGGGCAGGATCGGGCTAACCGCAGCCAGGCCGGGATTAACGGCGAGGACTTGTTCGACATAGCCGCTCTCGTCGCCGTAGACGCGGCGACAGATTGCATCGATGAGTTCGCCCTGCATAGTCGTGTACACGGTTGGCATGGCTCGCTCATTTCCTCATGGCGGATGGCGAAGGCTCGGCCAGATATCGCTTTCCGTCCTTCCGGCCATTCCACGGATTACCGAATGCCTTTTCGGCCGGCGGATCATCGCCTACCAATAGCGCAACCTTCACCGCCCGCCGTAGGCGACGATGCTCGGAGACCTTGAATGGCTTGTCGGTCGGCGCGACCGAAACCGGGACGATCGGTGATTTGCGAAAAGATCGGGCCATTGTTCCTACCCAAACAAAGTCGCTACCACCGAAAGCGGCGAGAAATTGCCGCCGGTGTAGCGCTTCAACCTGATCCGAAAAATGTCCTTCCGGGGACGACCGTTACTATCGTGGAAAGACTGATCTTCCGAAACGCCCTCGATGACATAAAGGCCATAGACGTTGCCGCCGAGCGTTACGAGCGGCAGCACCGTTCCCGCCGCCGCCGCGCCCCGCACACCTTCAAGCGTCGCAAGGCCGCCGAACTCATGCGGGAAGATCACGCCCTCGACATCGACAGTATCGTCATCGCCGCCCGTCCATTGCAGCCGGTTCAATCCGCCAACCGTCTGAATGTCCGCCCATCGGGTCGAAAGGTTCCGCCGCACGCCGTCATAGCCGAAATCGAGGCTTTCGAACATGAACGGACCAAGAGCCATGGGCGTCGGCATCAGTTCGCTCCATCAGAATAGGCGCCGCTCGAAAGCGCGTTGAGCTTGGCCGAGATCGCCGCGACCGCCGCTGCGGCGATCGCCTGCGGGTCCTGCGTGGCGGTCACATTGACTGTGATGTTCGGTGCCGGCTGCGGATTGGTGACGCGAACGTCCTGCGTCCCGCTCGGCTGCGTCGTCACCGGCGATGGGATCGAGACTTCGGGTATGCCGATCACATTGACCTCGGAAGGTCCACCACCCTTGCCGCCCACCGGCGCCATGAGATCCCGAAACATCTGCCCGAAGGAGAATGGTATCGACTGATCTGGTGCAGTGGAAGGAGCCGCCACTGTTGCTGGCGCACCTCTCGACGGCGACACTGGCGGGCCAGCAAGAAACGCATCCATACTGTGATCGCGCGCAAGATCATCGCTGTCGCGACCGCGATGTAGCGGGCCGCCGCGAGACGGACGCATGTTCAATCGATCCAGCCGATCTTCTCGCGTCTCGGTCGGGTCCATGCCGAGCCACCACGCAGGCGTTCCCTTCGCTGGCTTTCTTCCTTTCTTGGCAACATCAGGGCCGAATTCCGCGATCGCGGCGGCGACGCCTGCAACGATCGCACTACCGACAACCGCCGTGCCAAGACCTGACAGAAATGGTGTAGCCTTGGCGATATCCTTGGTACCTGGAACCTTCGTGCCGGGCGTCTTTGTTGGCGTTCCGCCCGGCTTGCCGTTGACGAGCAGCCCGCCGACGCGCCCTAGGCCCTTGACGATGCCGATGGCGGTCGTCAGGCCGGACAGGAAAGCGGCGGCGCGGCCGAGCCTCCACAGCGCGCTCGCCAGCATTCCGATGCCGACCGAGGCGAGCATCAGCTTGAAACCACTACCCGTTAGGCCCCCGAGGAATTTCGCAATAGGATTGTCCGCCACGTCGGATGCGAATTGACGGACATTCTGGCCGATTTCACGGAACTTGTTAGAAAGACGCGCTAGGCTGGAAACACGTTCGTCAACGTCATAGAGGCTGCCTCCGAAAGCCTTACCGAAAAACAAGTCGCCGATGTCGTTAATCGCATCACGCAGGCCGCCGGTGCCACCGTAGCCGATACCACCCATGAAGCCCTGGAATGCGAATCGCATATCATCGAGGACGCCGACGCGCTGCTTGAGCGTGTCGAGCAGATCGCCGACGCCGAGACCGATGTCCTTGATCGTCGGCAACCAGCTATCGCCGATCTCGATACCCTTGGCTCTGAGTTTGTTGCCGATGATTTCAAGAGCGTTGCTGGTCGTCTGCGCACGAACCAGATACTCGTTGAAGGCAGATCCCGAATAGTTGGCCGACGTGCCGACCATATCGAGTTCGCGCCGCAACTCGCGCGTGTCGGCGATGACGGGCAGAAGCCCCCTCGCCTCGTCACCGAACAGCGCCGAGGCGATGCTGTTGCGCTGCCAGGCCGGCAGCTTCTGGATGCGATCCATCACGTCGAGCGTGGTCTTGAGCGCATTCTTCTGCATGTTCTTCGCGGTCTTGACCGAATCGAGACCGAGACGCGAGAACGCCACGCGCTGCTTTTTCGTGGCACGCTCGCCGACGGTAAGCGCCTTGCCCATGTTTCGGAAAGAGGTGGCCGCGACCTCGCTTTCCGCGCCGGCAGAGATCATTGACGATCCGAATGCGAGCGTCTGCGTGTCGGTGAAGCCGAACATCTTGCCGACGGCAGCCACGCGCTTGTCGAAGTCGACGAGGTTGCGCGCTGCAGAAGCACTGTTGTTGGACAGATGGTTGATGGCATCGGCGTGCAGGCCGAGCTGATCTACATTGAATTGAAGCTGGGTTTTGATCTTCGCCAGCGCGTCGCCGGTTTCAGCCTGCGACGTGTCCCATGCGACCGAAACCTTGGCCGCCATCTCGGAGAACTTGCCGAGTTCCTGCAATGCCACACCCGACTGTCCGGCAGCGGCATAGATGTCGGCGATACCCTCGGCCGTGACGGGCAGTCGCTTGGACAGGTCGATGATCTCCGACCGCACGGCAGAGAGCTGCGCCGGCGTGCCGTCGACGACCTTGCGCACGTCGGCGAACTTTTCCTCGAACTTGATCGCAGCGCCGACCGTGCCGCCGATCGCCTTGGAGACACCGATATAGCCGGCGCCGAGCGCCAGCATGTTACGCACCGTGCCGCCCATCATTCCAGCGCCGCCGCCGATCAGGGCGCCAGACGTGCGCTGCCCCTGTCTGTGAAGACGGCCGAGCGCAGCGCCTATGCCACGCGCGGGACCGGTCACCCGGTCGGTCAGGGATACGATCAGGCGGGAGGTGAGAGTTGCCACGTCACAACCTTTAGGTTCTCGACTCTCCGAGCATCTCCTGATTTTTTATCCAGGGATGGGAGGGTAAGTTTTGGTTGACTGGGATTTTCTTGCAGACCTGCTCGACAGAGAGATCGAGAGAGTGAATTCGGTTGTTGGCAACAGCGTCGCGTCGTTTCGAAAGAACACACGAGCGCATATCGCCAACATGACGCAGCGGGACCTGACATCCGAAGCGGTGGACGCGTTGAAGGATGTCCAATCTAAGTGCGAAGAACTCGCTCGGCATCTTGATCAACATGGGTTGCTGGCTGCCGATGACGCGACGCAATCTCATCGAAGAGCTGCGAGGCTTGCTGCGCAACGGTTGCGCGGCCTTCGGGCAAATTGACCCGTCTATCTGTCGGTACGGAGTCTGCAGGTCGATAGAGAGCCTCGATGGTGTCGCGCCAACGGATCGCCTCCGCTGGCGTCATAGCTACGATTTCGGAAAGAGGGCTGTTGAGCTCCCGGCAGAGCCAGGCCGTCAGTCGCCGCCACCCTGCTCGGCGACTGTCGTGAAAGGGCGCAGCGCCTTGTCGCACGCCGCATAGTCGGCAAGATTGAACTCGGCGATTTCCGGCTGCGTCGCTCCGGAAAGCTGCGCCATCATGACGGCGGTAATGCCATGCGGCCCGCCGTCCTTTGCTACGTTTTCGATGACGATCAGGTCGGCAAGCTTCGGTTCGCGGAAACTGATCGTGTCGGTTTCCTTGCCGGCCAGCTTGTAGGATTTGGACAGCTTTACCTCGATGGTCTTGGTCATGCGCACGGCCCTCCATTACGCCAGCAGAGCAGAACGGATAGTCGCCGTCCGCGAGGTGCCGCCGATCGACACGTTAAACGGGTCCATTTCGATCAGTGGAGCGCCCTCGACCTCGAGCTTGTAGTAGCGAACCGTGATCGAGAAATCGTTCTCGCCCGCCTCGCCCGGCTTCCATGTGCCGTGATCGGTTTTCATCAGCCGCCCGCGAATGTAGGCGGTGGCGTTGATGACGGTGCCATCCTCATGAACGAGGGCGCCGGTCGCCATATATTCTTTCTCGACGCCGATCGCGAGGCCGAACAGGACGATGACCTGCGGATCGAAGCCCGTCAGCTTGAACGAGCTTTCCGGCTTCTCGTAGCCCATCGGGATATCCATCGGCATGACCATGCCGGCGTTGCGCATTTCCTCCATCTTTTCGGTCGGGACCGGCAGCGTGATCTCGCTGGCCTGCCCGATCTTGGAGACGCGGTCGACGAAGATATTGCAGTTGCGCAGGATGAAGCGCGGCATTTCGGAGTTGGACGCCATCGTGGTCGCCTTTCGATTTCAGGAGTACAGAGATGGATGATGAGGCCGGCCGCGCTTACGCGGCCAGCGAACCGCTGCCGATCTCCTGCGCCACCTGGTCGAGCAGGAGCGTATAGGCGGCAATGTTGCGGTAGGAGGTCAGGCGGATGTCGACCATCGGAGCGGGCGGCTCGAACTTGACGCCGAGCTTGACGATGCCCTGCGCCATGTCCTCGTCGGAATTGCTGTCCAGCAGCCAGACATCCGAGCCCGGCAGGACGGCCCCCTCGCGCTCCATCGTGCGCATGAAGGCCCGGCCGCCTTCGATCATGAACTTGAGGTTCGCCTTGGAGAACGGCTTGTCGACGAACTCCAGATAGGCCGCCTCAAGCGCCTCGTTGACGGCGTCGGCCGTGCGCCGCACGCTGACGAACTGCCAGACGAGTTCGCTGGCGCAGGTCCAGACGCCCCATAGCCGGAAACCGCTGTTGTCGATGTTGACGATGGTGTTGACGCGGTTCTCGTTGAGATAGTCCGACTGCGCGCCGTAAACGACAGGCCGGTTGACGCCGGTGATGCCGGCGACGCCGACGTTCGACCCCGCCCACCAGAAACCCTGGTCGAGGTCCATCTTCGCCTGTCGCGCCGCCCATATCGGAGACGACGGTTTGGCGACGTTGGCCGCGCTCTCCGTGTCGAACTTCAGAACCTTCGGATCGCAGACGAAAATCCGCTCCGAATTGATCCCGCCGCGATAGGTGACGGCAGCGGCGTCGCTCGTATCCGGCCCGTCGACATAGGCCACGGCGCGCAGCGCATCGGCCACGCCCATCAGTTCGGCGACAACCGGGTTGATGACGCTGCCCTTCGTGCCGGTCGCCGTCGCGCTCGACCCGCCGCCGCCGAAGGCGACCGTCACCGAGCCGGTGAAGCCATAGCCGGGCTTGGTCACGGTCACGGAATCGATCACGCCGTCGGCAAGCGTCGCGGTCGCGGTCGCGCCGTCGCCAGCGCCGCCGATCGTTACCACAGGATCCGTGTAGCCCGATCCACCATCGGTGACGGTGATCGCCGTGACCGCGCCGTCGGTGACGGTTGCCGTGGCGGTGGCCCCGCTGCCGGAACCGCCGGCTATGCTGACCGTCGTGGTGCCGCTGACATAACCACTGCCCCCCTCGCCGACCGAGATCGAAGCGATTACGCCGTCGACGACCTTCGCCGTTGCCTCGGCGCCGTCGCCGCCGGTAATCGTCACCGTGACGGTGTCCTGATCGTAGCCAGAACCGCCAGCGGTGACCGCAATGGCCGACACGCCGTCTGCCGGCGCCGTCTGCGTGAAGCCGGGAGCGATCAGCAGCTTCGGCTTGTAAAGGCCATCCGATCTGGCGCGCTTGAAGGCGTGGACGCCGGCATAGGAGACTTGGCTGCCAACGAGATTGGCCCAGGTCGCAGCCGTGTCCTCGCCTTCCTCGACGCGCACCATGACGATGGGGCAGACGACCTGGTCGAAGATGCTGTCGATCGCATCCATGAGCGTGCCGTCCATGCCAAGGCCATCGGCATCCGACGGGCGGAGAAGCTGGATCGGCTTGTTGAGCGGGAATTTCGTCGCATCGGCATCGGGCGCCGTGCCGATCAGGCCGATGACAGCGGTCTGCGCGATGCGGACCAGAAGCGGGGTTTCGGCCGACTCGAACACGCGCGTGCCGTGATGAAAGGACACAGAAGCCATCTGGCTCTCCTTTGATAGTGGCCCTGCGGCCGGTTGAAGTTCGAAAAGCCCGGCTCTCACCGGGAGTTGGCCGCTACTGGGCGTGCGGCGACATCGGGTCCGATTATCGTGTCTCGCTAAAGCCCCTTGGAAAAGTACGGCAGAAAGGTGCGTATCCGGGGCTTCTCTTGCGAATTGTCCGGCGGCGGTAAATGTGCCATTGCAGCTTCAAGAACGCTCCGAACAATTGGTTCTAGAGACCTGCGTGGCCGACCAGGCTCAACACGCACAAGCGCATCGACGCCCGCTTTCACCATTTCGGCAGTGACTTGAGTTTTTGCCATCACGGCCAGCCCGCTTCAACGCCCACCGCATCGAGCGCCGCCTCGTCTTCCGCCGCGTTTGCCGCATCCTTGAGCGCCCAGCTATTGGACATGCAGGCCGCGCCCCATGCAGCCATGCCGAGCAGGACGGTCAGTCCATCGGCATAGGACAGCGTGAAGGTGGAATTGTCGGCCGTGCGGAACTCCGCGCCCTCGACAGCCCCCTGTCCCGCCGCGACCGCCGCCGAATAGCTGGCCTGCGAGATCAGCCAGTTGGTGCGGTCTTCCAGATTGCGGGTTTGCAGGACCTTGCCCGCCATGTCGCCGGACGGAACGGTGAAGCCGCCGGTCAGAACCTCGTTGAGCTTGGCGTTGACGGCGGCAAGCTTGGCCGATTTCCGGTCTTCGAATGTAGGGCTATTGGCCGCGACATATTCCGGCGAAAGCTCGATCAGTTCGCCCCTGACAAGTCTCTTGCTCATCGCTGCTGCTCATCGATTGATCCGGTGTTGGCGAAAGCCGCGCCGCCGTTCGTGTAAATGCGGATAGCATTGATGTGCGCGCCGGCTGAAATTACCGTCTCATTCCCACCGTTGGATATTACGAGCGGCAGAGCAGATGTGCCAAAACTACCGCCCCGCATGATGACGTTGCCAAGTTTCAAGCCGGACAATTCGATGTAGCCATAGCGAGCGGCGGTACTGGCTCCACCGCTATGCAGGATGCCGACCGCCGTCCAATTGTCGCCATTGTCCGTACTGAAAGCCCACCACAAAGTGTCCGACGTGGCAGGCGCGATACCCTTGACGATGGCGCGCCATTCCTCGCAATCCAGATCATCGAATACGATCTCTGTTGGTGAACCGGCGACGGTGGTCGTAGCGATGGGGGACCAGTCAACGCCGCCGGTCCCCCATTTTGTGTCAAAGTCGTCATCACTCGCCTTCACCAACGCCTGACCGGTCGAACCTCCTGATGGAACGCCGATGCCGTCCGATCCGGCGGGGCCAACATCCCCCGGATCGCCCTTTTCGCCCTTTGGAAGTGTCAGATTGAGCACCTGTGAGGGAGCATCGCCCGTAATCGACGCAGATGCCGTGTCGCCGTTTTCTACGGTTCCAATGGAAAGAGAGTTTGCCGGGCCGGTGTCTCCGGTATCGCCCTTCAAGCCCTGACTGCCAGTATCGCCTTTTTCGCCTTTCGGCAGGACGAGGTTCAGCGTCTGGCTTGGTGCCGTTCCGGTGATTGAAGCCTCAGCGGTCTCGCCACCGGAGACTGTCCCGATCGACAGAGAGTTGGCCGGGCCGGCCGGCCCCGTCTCGCCCGCATCACCGTCATTTCCCTTGTCCCCCTTCACCCCGGCCGGTATGCCGAAATTCAGCACGAGAGCGCCTGTGGTCCCGCCATTGGCGACAGTCGCATTCGATCCAGCCGAAAGCGTCGTGGTCGTCCCGACAGAGACCGAAACAGGGCCGCTCGGTCCC